GACGCTTAGTCACAGGTACTTGACCCGCAAAATCGTTTATGTGGAGAGCCAAATACTGCAAAGCTTCGGCAATGTGAGAGTGGTTGTTCTTCTCAATGTTGCCCGTTTTGGGGTGAAAGCGGTAGCCACCCATCATTGCAGCCTTAAGCGAGGTGCACGTAGCATCCATCAAGAAGCCGGGATCACCGTCTACTTGACGCATAAGTGCGTCATCCACAGCGTTAATGCGGCGAATAGGGTCGTTTGTGCTAGCAAGAATGACCGAGAAGCCCTCATTCTCGATGATCTGCTTAACACTGAGCTCGTCACCTTGCTGTCGGTTACGACCTGATGGGTCGATCACCAGCTGAATTTTACGGCCAGGGAACTTCTCGTTGAGCAACGGCTTAAGCTTCGTACGGCAAAAGCGCTGAACGCCCATGTCGAAACCTGTGGCTTCGGCAAGTATGAGCATGCGTCCGCGTGGATCCTGTTGCCCAATAACAGCGGCTGGGGTCAAGCCCAAGTCCATACCCACAATGATTGGTCGAGCCGAACCCGTAACATCCTTAAGTGGAAGCTTAGCGATGTGGTAGTCAGGCTTGAAGTACTTGTACACAGGCGTACCCGCGAGCGAGTGCCCGTACTCACCGTCGATGAACGTACGAACGTATTCATCGCTACGGCCCTGAGTATCGTAGTACCCGTCTGGAAGGTTCTCGATGTTCTCGGCGTAAGGCGAGCGACCGGATGGTTGCTTGTATACAACCCAGCCGTTATCGTTAGGACTCACTCCGTCCTTTGGGTCGAGGTGCTCCATCTGGTGATACCACCATGTGTCAATCGTTGGAGGGTTAGTGTCCCCCCACATCCCGTGCCAAGTCGGACCCCCATCTTTCTTAGACGGATAGCGACCGACACGTTTTGACATAGCATCGACAATCTCTGGCGCAATGTCCCGGCATTCGTTGAACCAAGCACCCGTAAGTTCAAGGGAGTTAAGGTTAGCCACGTCATCAGCGTCATCCAGAGCTCGGAACATAACTTCACAGCGGATGTCCCCAATCTCAAGATAATATGTTTTTGTCGTACGCATGAGTCGACCGCAGACACCGTCTGGAAACCAATCCAGCCACGTCTTCATGGTCGTATCTGCCAGCTGCCGCACTGTTTCCCGGACAACAGCAAAGCGTGTACGTCGATATCCGTCAACCCCAGGTTCCTGCCTCATAGCCCTACGAAGGACTTCAAAGCACATGCCCACGGACTTACCGCTACCGACGGGCCCCATGATAACGCGCATTTTAGCGTCGCTATCATAGAACGCTTTCACCGTCTTAGACGGTGTGTAGTTAATTTCCATTGCCATCGGACGTTCCTAGTAAACGATAACAACTGTCCAGTCCCTGGACATACAGTTATCGCACTCTGGTGCTTCAAATCTACCTTTATCCCAGAATATCTGGGTGCCGGTCTTTAGTTTCTCGTCACCGCTAATGGTGAAATCGCTGCGTTCTAGGCAGTTATTGCATAGAAATGTTGCGCGTCGCAGATCGATTACTGACATTCAAAGCCCCTTTAACACGGCGTATCTCAGTTACTTCCCAGTCACAAGCGAAGCAGTCACCACAGCGCGCAACGAAGTTAACATCCATATGTGCTTGCATATCTGCAACCTCATCGGCGTTGTACTCAGTAGCAAACGTAGGCGTGCTCTCGCACTCTCGGCACTGAAGTGTTACTACTCTCATAGGTCAAGCTCCAGGCAAGGATGGCACTCGTCACTACGCGCGGGATACACGTCGCGATACTGGTAGTCACCCATAGCCGGCGACCATTCGCCGCGCTCAAGATCAGTAATGACGTAATCACTACGTGAGTGGTTCTCGCCGCAGTGTAGGCACGTTTGTGAGAACAAGTGTTGGTCAACGGCTTCTTGCCCGGCTTCCCAGAAGTCAAGATAGTTGTCGTCTGCAAAGGCAATCGGACGTTTGCCGTAGCACTCGACGTTCGTTAGCGTTGCTCGGTAGCGATATGGTTTAGCCATGTTACTCTCCGTTAGGGTAGGTTGACAGACCCACGTCTTGTTGCCAGCGGCCGTCTTGTATGAGACGGAAAGCCCTGATAAACGCGAAGTCCTGTATTCTAATGGTGATTTCTTTAAGCCCAAACTTCTCGAACTCGTTAGCGAGCTGAGCAGTAAGATCATCGCTAATAGTAGCAGCACGAAGCTCATGACTTAAAGTCGTAGCAACGGCGTCTGCCACATACGATGCAACAGTTTGGGTTAGTGTAGCGTTCACATCATAGATCGTATCGAACAGTTTCTGAATGTCGTGCAACGCGTAACCAATAGCCACTGAGCACACTACAGTCTTACCATCTTTCGTGGTGAGCGTCTGCGGCGCGCACAACGCAGTGCGGTACCGCGAAGATTTCTTGTGCACGACATCGATGTACGGAATTTTAATGTGAATGCCAGGGCTGAGCTTTTTAACGTGCTTGCCTAGGCGGACGCGTAGTGCTTGTTCCCACGGTTCAATAAGAACCCACGGGGTTAGTTCTCTCATGAAGTCAGCGATAGCTCGGAATAAACCGTCTAACATCTAGTTTCCTTCAATCGTTCGGATGCCCGGTGGGGGAGCTAGCGATGGGTCACCCATGTGAATGTTGATCTGCACACCGTTACCGGCGTTCGAGTTTTTCTCAACCGAGTCATGCCCAGCCATCTTAGCTGTCCACTTAATCATGTCAGCTTTGACAGCCGGAGACACATCTGGGTTATGGATTAAGTCCCAGCTTGTATCGAGTAGTAGGTCTGCCTGTGCACCTGCCTTCAGTTTGAAACTCAGACCCTTTTCTTTCAGCTGGGTCCGAAACTCTTGAACACGACGGTCGAAGAGGGGATCAGCTAGAAAAAGTTCTAGGTCTGTTTTATCAAGCTCGTAGGCATCGAGAATTACAGGAATGCTATCGCCTGAGCCTTCGAGGCTCATAGCTATTTCAAGTGCAAACCTATCTGTCCATTTGCGCGAGAGAGGCGCAGCTACGAGGATTTCGTGGTTCATGCAGGTAGGATAAGGCTAGGGGTTGCTTTCTCGTCACTGGCCATCTGGCGCAGTTTATCGGCCAATGCCTCGTAGATTTCCTTTCGGAGATTACCTGAGACATTGCCGGTGATGTAGATATGCGGCTCACCGCCTGAAGCAATGAGACCCATAAGCACGTGCGGGCCACCGAAGCCATCGATTTGCTTCGAGACTGGGGTAAGCTTATGTTCGAGGAAGGTTGTTGGGGGTACGCCTACGGTCATTGTTCTGATCCTTCAGAGAAAGTGTACACTTCTTCTTTTGGAACCCAATTGTCTGGGTAAGCTTCAGCTAATGTAGCCAAACCTTGAAGCCATACGGCTAGCTCTCGCAGGCGCTGTGGCGACAAATTTGAAAGGCCGTGGAAAACAACCTCTGCAATTTGCTTACTCATTTGGACGCTCCATTGTTGGTCGATTAGGGCCGCCAGTTTCCACTCGTTGAATTTCAACGGTGAGCGTTAGCTCACTTCACGGCGTCCAGTCGTGCAGGCTGGCGGCCCTAAAAGCAGAAAACGGCTTCCCAAACGCTTTCTGGAGAGGAGCCTCTACGTCTGAGGTGTCGACTCTCATTTGTTAAAGTAGCGCGGAACTAAGCCATTGTCAACGTTTTTTATCAGAGACGTGCAGCACGTGCTGGTGACACAACACCAAGGCGATTATACCTATTCATGTACCAAGCTGGCAAGACTGGCTTAGGCGGCTTAGGAGGCGCACCTTGTGTTATCTCTGTTCTTGTGAATACTGTGAAGTCACCGATGGACGAAGTTAAGTCGCTTTCAACCGGTTCGCCGACAAAGCTAAGTAGAGTAAAGTTACCGATGGACGAATTAAGGTCCGCATAAATTGGACCGGGTGTTATCTCTGCTGCAGCGCTTAGAGTAAAGTCACCGATAGACGACGTTAGCGCACTACCTACAACAACGTCAACGTCGCTAGTAAGGGTGAAGTTATCAATCGAAGCTGTGAGTGCGCCACCTACAACAACGTCTACATCACTAGTAAGCGTAAAGTCACCAATCGAAGACGTCAATGCGCCACTAATTGGTATGTCAACATCACTGGTGAGTGTGAAGTCGCCGATTGAAGATGTAAGTGTGGCACCGACGATAATGTCGACATCAGTACTTAGAGTGAAGTCGCCTATAGCCGCCGTGAGGTCTGCAGCTAGTGGAGCTTCACCAATAGTCGTGCTGCTGTCAAGCGTGAAGTCACCGATAGATGACGTAAGCGCTGCGCCGACAATAACGTCAACATCAGTACTAAGCGTGAAGTCACCGATGGATGAAGTAAGGGTAGCACCGATAAGAATATCGGTGTCACTAGTCAGCGTGAAGTCACCAATCGATGAAGTAAGCGCACCGCCAACAACAACGTCAACGTCGCTAGTAAGCGTGAAGTCACCGATGGATGAAGTAAGCGCACCGCCTATGAGTACGTCGGTATCACTACTTAGAGTGAAGTCACCGATTGAAGATGTAAGCGCACCGCCGACAATGATGTCGGTGTCTGTAGTAAGCGTAAAGTCGCCAATCGATGAAGTAAGCGCAGCACCTAGCGGTGTTACGTTGTCGAACGCCCAGTCTGTCCACGGTGCTACTAGTTGCCCCTTTTGAGAGGAGTACAACAACGGAAACGCGCGCGATCTTCGCGCGCGTCCCATAGTCAGCCAGGACGATTTAAACGGGAAATCACCGCGCCCGGTAACGGCCATTTTGGATTATCCGTGTGTTTCGATATACGTACCAATTAGTTGTGTACTACCTGTACCGCTTGGTATCCATACTAACTGCAGCACGCTATCGTTATAAATGCGCGGCATACCGCTAGTTAAAGCGTCGACGGCATTACCGATGTTAGCTGAAGTAACTTCAACTTGCGCCAGCACGCGGAACAGTACTAGGTGCATTGTGCCAGACGTGCGTGTGGCGCTCTGGATGAAGCTAGTTGGCGCACGGACTCCAGTGTCACCGGCTGCCATACCAAAAATCTCAAACGTACCAGCTGTAGGAGTTGTGACAGCTGTAAACGTCCCTGTATTACCCGCGTTACCAGCGCTATCCGTGTAGGTTAGCGTAACTGTAGGAGTACCAGCGCCGCCCGCACCGCTCCACTCAATAGCAGCCATAACGTTCACGCCGTCCGTACCGCCTGCACCATCGCGGCTTGGCAGCGCAGCGGGCGTGATAGCTTGTGCTGTAGTAGACGTAACGACTAAACTGCTGTTGTGCCATAGCCGGTCAATAAGCCATAGGCTTCCAGTCGCTGAGGCAGTAACAGCTAAGCGTGCTAGGTAAGCGTTACCACTGCCTGGGTTTGCGCGCGGTAATGCACCGGCTGCTGAGGTAACAGCGGCGCCGTTAACGCCGACTACGTTAGCAAGTGCTGGACCGGGATTGCCTGATGCATACCACACCGTGTGCCCGCGTTGTGCACCTACTGTAGACATAGTACCTGTTGCTTTAACAAACGCTACAGGCGCTCGCATGCCTGCAATCGCACCATCTAAAGTTGTAATGGCCATGGGTTATCCTTGAGTTTCGATGTACGTACCGACGATATTTGTAGTACCTGTAGCACTAGGGAACCATACTAGCTGCAATACGCTATCGTTGTAAATCTGTGGCATGCCGCTTGACATGGCGTCTAGTGAGTTCCCAGCGTTAGCTAGTGGTAGATCTATTTCTGCAATTAAGCGGAACAATACTAAGTGCACTGTCCCAGATGTACGTGTTGCATCGTTAATTATACTTGTTGGTGCGCGTACGCCCGTGTCGCCGGCTGCTAGTTGGAAAATCTCAAATGCACCAGCACTAACAGTGTTGACGCCATTAACTGTAGCAGTTGCACCTGTGTTACCGTCTTGATCTGTGTAGGTTAGCGTGACCGTAGGAAAGCCAGCGCCGCTAGCGGTACTCCATTCAAGTGCCGCCATAACATCTTTACCATTAGACGTACCGTCCCCTGAACGAGCAGGTAGCGCAGCAGGCGTAATGGCTTGAGCCGTAGTGGAAGTAACAGATATACCGCTGTTGTGCCATAGCCGGTCAATAAGCCAAAGCTTACCGGTAACACTAGCTGTAGCCGTCAAACGTCCTAGGTATGCGTTGCCACTGCCCGGATTAGTACGAGGTAGTGCACCGGCCGTAGCTCCACTCACTGCCGCGCCGTTGATGCCGACAGCGTTAGCAGTTGCGGCGCCTGGATTAGTGCCGACATACCATAAACTATGACCGCGCCTCTCAGGACTAAAAGTTAGGGCGGTCATAGTACCTGTGGTTTTCATAAATGGGACAGGCGCTTTAAACCCGGCGACTAATCCATCTAGGGTTGTGATAGCCATGGGGCACCTTACGAAGCTAGTTCGAGGTTGTCCTCGTGGACGTCTGTAACGGTAATGTCGTCAATACGGATTAGCCATGTATCCGCTGCTTCTGATGTAGCCGCAGCTTCGATGGTGTAAACGCCCGGA